CGCTCGCGACCGTCCATGCCAACATTCAGCCGAGCCGGCCCTCGACGCTCTACCAGAGCACCCAGATCGACGGTCCGGTGACCCACATGATCGATATCCGCTGGCAGGACTATCCGGCGACCATCGATGTCATCGCGCGGTCGAGAAACCGACCGGATGGCGGCTTGCGGACCGAGCTATTCCGCGTCCGCCGCTCGACCGAGACCGGCGGTCGGCTTCGCTTCATTCGGATGGAGTGCGAGCTAGAGCACAGCCGCATTACGCGCGACGATAGCGACGCGACGCGCAACGACGTGCTGACCGAACCCTATAGCAACGCTGCCACAGCCTGGGACGATAGCGCCTCGGCCTGGGACGCGCCGTCACCGAATGACACATCGTGGGATGAGGGGATGCAATGAGCCTGCTCATTATCGTCGTCGTGCTTCTACTCCTATTCGGTGGCCTTGGCGGCGGTTACTATGGCTATCGGGGCGGTTACTATGGTTACAGCGGCATGAGCGGCATTGGCCTTGTCGTAATCCTAATCGTTATCCTGCTGCTATTTGGCGGCGGTCGCATCTGGTAAAAGGGGGAACTGCGATGACAAGCCTGATTGATCCCACGAAGCCGACTGGTCCGGTCGCTTATACCGCCGATGTGCGCGCCAACTTTGCGGTTGCAAAGAGCGAGATCGAGGAGCTACAAGCCCGTCAGCAAGTACCGGCAGCCATTGGTGAGAACGTATTGCAGTATGGCGCCGTTGGCGATGGCGTCACGAACGACACCAACGCAATTCAAAACTGCCTGAACGCCTTTGCCGGCACCGCCACAATATTTATTCCCGACACTGGCAACCCTTATATGGTCTCCGGATTGTTGGTTCTGGGTGGCACTGATCTGTTAATCCAAGGCACTTTGAAGGCTATGCCAGGAAGTGCCAATCTGCTCGACATAAAGGCTGGCAATAACAACATCACAATTCATGGGCACGGCACGCTTGATGGCAACGCGGCGTCGGCGACCTGTATATCCGCAGACGCTTCGGCAAACATTTCGATCTCTGATCTCACGCTGCAAAACCCGGCTGACTGGAACCTGAACGTAACCGCTTCTAACCATGTGCGCGTTAACAATGTGCGCCTGATCGGCGGCAACGATGCCAACGAATTCGCATTAGGATGTGACGACTGCTGGATCACGAATTCGTATATACACGGACCAAGCGGCGATATCGCATTCTCGTTTTACGGCGGCGTGACCAACAGCGGCATCACCAACTGCGAGGTATGCTACGGTGGTCCCGGTGGTATTGCCGTTTATGCGGACGGCACCGGAGGGACGGCGGCGCCGTGTTCAAACATCGTGATTTCCAACAATATCGTTCACCACCACATGTGGGGCGGCATACTGGTAAGCTCCGGTGTAAGCACAATTCACAGCAACATCAGCATCACCGGAAATCGCTGCTATAATAATTGCTTCACCGGTAATAATTGGTATGCTGACATCTCGATTACCGCCGGAAAGAACGTCACGATCACCGGCAATGACGTGAACAACATCGGCAGCGGCAATGCCGGTTCTTGCGGAATTGAAGTCGGTGCCCTCTCCTCGTATGTGACCATCACCGGCAACTCTATTTGGAATATCGGCGTAGGCAGCAACCTGGGTGGCACCGGGATCACGCTTAACCACGCGCCGCATGTGTCGTGCGTCGGTAATCATATCTATGACTCGCAGACGACGCCCACGACACTGATCGCGTTCGGTGGCGCGACCGGACCGAATAACGTCATTGTCGGCAATCGGATCGACAGCAGTGTATCTTCCGGCCTTGGTCTGGGGACATCCGCTTGTGTGCTAGCGCCGGACACCGTGGTGGCGAACGCGATCAACGGTGTCTGGACGGTGGGCGCCCCGATCGGCGGCGACGTGCATTCCGCGATCAGCGCGGGCGCCGGGTGGCATGCGACAACCGCCTATCTGATCAACGGTCTGCAACGCTGGTTCGTCGGCACTGACGGCAGCGCGGAAAGCGGTAGCAACACCGGATCGAATTTTGCCATAAACTCGGTCAATGACGCCGGTAATGCGTTAATCGCCGCGCCATTTAGAATCAACCGTGACAATGGGCTGGTTTCAATCAACGATCTATTGATGTCGGATACAACAGCGCCGCTGATCCAGTACGTTGGTGCGGGCTTGGGGACTCCTAGCTACACAACGAGAAGTCCAGGCAACAAGATCGTGCTCTACCCGTCCCTGACCGGCTCGGCGGTGGATTATGCCATTGGTATTACCGGCAACGAATTGTGGGTGTCAGTGCCACAACCGATTGCCGCTTGTGCCTTTATGGTGTTTGCCGGGCCAACCCCGGTCATGAACATGAACGGCGCCGGCTCACTCACAGTGAGCGGCAATTATACCGTCAACGGCACTCCGGTCGTGGGTCCGCAAATCGCCGGGTGGGGCACGCCGACGGGCGGCGCGAGAGCCGCGAATTTCAACGGCGCGTCAGCTACGCTCGTGCAAACATCGGCGGCACTCGCGGGCCTCATAACCGATCTACGAACCCACGGTCTGCTTGGTGCTTAGACGCGGTGAGCGACCTAAAGCTAACCGTCACGCACTGGGGCGAGATCGCGATCGACAAGCGCGAGATGACGAAGCTTATGCGCGCCGCCGGCAATGACGTGCGAAGCAAGGCCGCGCGGCTTATCAACGCGAGCAACGGCGGCGGCAGGACATACTTCGGCCCGGCCGGTCGCTACCGCGCATCGGCGCCAGGATCGCCGCCCGTCCGTGTCTCCGGCGATCTCCGCGCTTCGCTCAAGACGTTCGTATTCAAATCGGGCGAAGGCTTCGCCGTCCGCGCGCGGCAATTCTATGCGCTGTTCCTCGAGGCCGGGGCGAAGGGCGGCGGCAATCCCGGCGCGCGCGCGGTCAAGCCGATCAACCGCCGCACCGGCCGCCACACGCGCGCCAAGGGCGTCTATACAAGCCGCGTCCTCGAGCCGCGCCCGTTCCTCGATCGCGTCATGGCGCAACAGGCGCCTGAGCTCGACCGCCGCGTTCGCAAGGCGATGGAGAACGCGTTGACCTGGAAAGAAACCAAGGCGCCGTGAGCGGCAACGGTGGCGTGACCATCATGGGCGCCTTCATCTCCCAGCTTCGCGCCAACGCACCGATCTTTGGCGGTCGCGTCGGCGGTGCCGCGGAATTCTATGCGGGCCTGCGCAACTACAATACGTCGATGCCGCTACCCGCCGCCTATGTCCTACCGCTCGGCCAGGAAGCCGAGCCGAACCAAGTCTGGAACGGCTTGATCCAGATCGTTCACAAGCAAGTCGGCGTCGCGGTCGAGCTTGACGCGCAACGCGACCGGCGCGGCCAGGACCCGACGATGAGCTTCGAGGAGATCGAGGCGCAGCTATTCGCCTCGGTGCTCAACCTGGAGATCGGCGAGTGTCGCATGGTGCGCGGCACGTCGTTTTCCGGCGCGCGGTATCTCGATCTCGACCGCGCCCGGCTGTTCTACCAGTGGGAATTCAGCATCGATTGGCAGCTAACCGACGCGGACGGCGTGCAACCGCTATCGGTCCCGCTCCAGCATGTCGAGGTCGATATCTTCAAGGCGCCGGTTACAGCGGGCGACATGCCAGCCGCCGTCGTCGTCGTGCCGACCGGCGATCCGCCGTATCCACCCGCGACCGATGGGCCGTGGCCTGATCCAGCTACCGAATGATGGAGGCGCAACTATGAAAGTCATTCCCGCGCCGGGTCGCAGCGTGCGCGATCCGCGAAGCATGCAGCTACTACCCGCCGAAGGTCGCGACGTGCCCGACAGCGATCCGTTCTGGGTCCGCCGTCTCCGCGATGGCGATGTGACGATCGCGGGCGCTGAGAGAGGCGCGCGTCGCGCCGGCCCGCCTACGCCGACCAGGGAGGCATAAGCGATGGGAATCAATTTCACCTACTATCCGACCAGCAACCGGGTTCCCGGCGTCTATGTCGAGATGGACCCGAGCCAAGCGAACACCGCGACGGTGCTCCAGAATACGCTGCTGATCGGTCAGATTACCGTCGCCGGCACGGCGGTTAGCAACGAGCCGATATTGGTCGAAAGCAAGGCGCAACTGCTGGCGCTTTGCGGCGCCGGTTCCATGCTCAACAGCATGGGCAGTCGCTATCTCGACCGCGATCCGTTCGGCCCGCTCTATATCCTCCCGCTTGAGGACGATGGCGCCGCGCAATCGGCAACTGGCTCGATCGCCGTCGCCGGTCCCGCTACCGCGTCAGGGACGCTTGTCGTCTATGTCGGCGGGCTGCGCGTCCAATGCGGCGTATCGAGCGGCGACGCCGCGACCGTCATCGCGACCAACCTCGCCGCCGCGATCCATGCGACACAGGACGTGGAGGTCACGGCGACCGCCGCCGCGAGCGCAGTTACCCTGACCTCGATCGGCAAGGGCGACGTGTTCAACGGCATTGATATCCGCAGCAACTATCTCGGCGCGGCGGGCGGCGAATATAACGTTGCCGGTGTGACACTGACGATTACGCCGATGACCGGCGGCACCGGCAATCCGTCGATCGATACCGCGCTCGCGAACCTATCCGATCAATCGTTCGACTTTATCATCTCACCCTATACCGACACCGCAGCGCTCGACTCGCTCAAGCACTTTCTTGCCGATGATGTCGGTCGCTGGTCGTGGGAACAGATGATCTATGGCGGGGCGTTTACCGCGTTTAAGGGGACGCTCGGCGAATGCACCACCTTCGGTCTCGCGCGCAACGACCAACACATGTCGATTACCGCCTATAGCGACAGTCCCGATCCGCCCTGGATATGGGCAACCGAGATGGGCGCCGCTGCGGCGTCAAGCTTGCGTGTCGATCCCGGCTTGCCGCTTCAGTATATCAACACGACGCTAAAGGCGCCGCCGATCGCGTCGCGCTGGACGCTCGGCGAGCGCAACACGCTACTGTATGACGGCATGAGCACGACGCGTGTCGGCGACGATGGCACGGTGATCGTCGAGCGCATGGCGACGACCTATCAGAAGAACGCGGCCGGTGCGGCGGACAATAGCTACCTCGATGTCGAGACCATGTATGGGCTGATGTTTGTGGCGCGCGATCTCTCCAACTATCTCCTGACCCGCTACGCGCGGAAAAAGCTGGTGAGTGACACGACGCAAATCCTCGCCGGATCGAACTGCGTCAATGCACCGATGATCCGCGCATCGGTCTGTAGCGAATACCGCGCGCTTGAAGCGGCCGGCTACGTCCAGAACAGCGCGACCTTCGTCAAGACCGTGGTGGTCGAGAACGCCGGTAACGGCTTGGTCAAAATCCTCGCGCCGGTCGATCTGGTCAACCAGCTTCGCCAGATCGCGATCCTGTTGCAGTTCCGCAAGTCATAAGAGGGGCTAGTCACATGGCTGCATGCGAAAGGCTGGCCGGTATCACCGGCCTTACGATCGACGGCAACGCCTATATGGTCGTTTCCGACGTTACATGGTCACCCGCCAAGTGGAAGCGCGAGACCTTGGTCGGCCTCGATAGCGTCCACGGTTTCTCGGAAGTGCCGATCCAGGGCTTCATCGAGGCGACGCTACGCGATAGCGGCTCGATCACCATCGGCGATTTCAACGACATGAGGTGTGTCGAGGTCCTGGTAACGCTCGCAAACGGGAAGGTCGTCGGCGGGGCGAACCTCTGGAATACCGCTGCGCTGGAAGTGCGCGCCGCAGAGGGGACGTTCCAGGTCCGCTTTGACGGTATCGACATATCGGAGAACTAAGCGATGGACGCGCTTACCACCGACATCGATGACCTCGGCGAGCCGGAGCCGCGCACGCTCGATATGGACATCGATGTGACGTTTCAAAAGAAACGGTTCACGTCGCTGCACCTGGAAGAACCCACAGGCAAGCAATTAGAGAAAGCCGAGGTCGAACTGAACACGGCGCAGCCGAACGCCTATACCATGCGCCGCTATCAGATCGCGCTGATCGCCTCCGTGGCAGGGGTGCCGCGCGAGGTCGTGCTCGAATTGCGGTATTCCCAACTGGTCGAGGCGTTCGATTTTTTGTCCGACTTGCTCGCCGGTTCCCGCAAGGATGGCGAGACCTGATCGCCGATCTGACGCGCTTCTGGGGTTGGGGTCCGCACGACGCATGGGACCTCACCGGAACGCAGTTGATCTGGTGGGCCGAGCAGTCGCAACGTATCGCTGAACGCGAGCGCGAAGCCGCCGAGGCGCGTAGGTAATGGTCTATAATCCAGAGACGCAGCAACGATACAGGCAAAGCGAAAAGGGCATTCTCGCAAGCCGCGCTCGCGACCGCGCGCGTGCCGATGACCGGCTGGAATACAAGCGCGCCTATACGGCGGCATGGAGACTGCGGAACCCGGACTATCAGGTGAGCCGTTATCACGCCGACGATAACGCCAGAATCGCGGACAATCTGCGCTCTAGCTTGCAAATAACGCTGGCGCGGTTGACGCGTCGCAAGCGGCTTCCGACCAAGTGGCGCGCAGACTCCCGCATAGGACAATTGATAGGTTGCGATCCGCTCGCGTTCCTCGCGCACGTCGAGGCGCAATTTCAGCCCGGCATGTCGTGGGGCAATCGAGGGGCGGTCTGGCAGATTGACCACATCAGACCATGCGCGAGCTTTGATTTGATCGATCCCGATCAGCAGGCCGTGTGCTTCCACTACACGAACCTGCGCCCGCTGCTGCGGGTTGATAATCAACGCCGGGCACGGAAGGGGTAATCGTTACGGCCGGGTATTCAGTCACCTATTCGGTCGTTGACAATGCGTCGAAACAGATCGAGGCGATCAATCGCCGCATTACCCAGATGCGCGCGCCGATGGATCGCTTGTCGCGGCAAGTCTCGCGCTTCGTCGATGTCTCGGGACTGCGCAAGGTCGCGACCGGCTTTGAATGGATCGGCAAGGCCGCCTCGACCGTTCTCCGCACGCTAACCGCTATCGTCCCGGTGATGGGCGCCTTGACCGGCGCCGCGTCGATTGCCGGTCTCGCGAAGCTCGTTTCCGGCTATGCCGCGTGGTCGCACGAGCTTCAGGCGTCGGCCGACAATATCGGCACAACGACGCAGCAGCTTCAGCAGTTCCAAGAGGCGACCGCGCTCGCGGGCGGCAACGCCGCCGACATGACAAGTTCGCTCAAGGGTCTCCATGATACCTTGGGCAATATCAACATCGGCAGCGGCAATGCCGCGCAAGCGCTCCAATGGTTTGAAAAGCTCGGCATCAGTATCCGCGACGGGAATGGGCATATCCGCACCACGACCGATCTAATGCCCGAGTTGATCCAGAAAATCGCCGCGATGCCGGACCCGCTCGACCGCGCGCGGGCCGCTAATGAATTGCTCGGCGCCTCGGGCGATAAGCTGATCGAGACGTTCCGCCAGTCGAGCCAGAGCTTTTCGCAATGGTTTACTGATGCCAGCCGCTACACAAAGCTCAGCGAGGAGCAGAAAGGCAGCCTGCAACGCTTCGGTGAAGCGCTAGGGCGCGTCGGTGTGGCGTTCGACACTATGGGCCAGCAAATAGCCGCTGTGCTCGCGCGCGACTTCGGTCCGCTATTGCAGCGCTTCGCCGAATTCGTCGAGAAACATACGCCCGAGATTATCGCCGCTGTTGATCGTATCTCCCAGAAGTTCATTGCATGGTTGCAGGGCGTTGACTGGTCCAAGGTCGAGGACGGTATCAACAAGCTAATCGACGGCCTCAAGTGGGTGGTGACCCATCTCGACACGATCAAGGATGTTGCCGAAGGGATCGCCGTTGCCTTCGCGGTCAAATGGGGCGTCGGTATCGTTGCTGATATCGCTTCGGTGGTTACCGCTCTTGCGCCGCTCACCGCCGCGCTGCTCCCGATCGTCGCCGCGATCGGCGTGGTTACCGCATACGAAAAGAACAAGGCCGGGCAGAAGGAAATCGAGGACAAGGCGAAAGCGCTGGGCTTTGAGCAGCAGTCGGGCGGTCCGCTTGGCATGCCGACCTTCCGCAACCCGACAACCGGCGAGACGCTTAATTATGACCAGATGCTTGAAAAGCAGGGCCGGCCGCATGGCGGCGGCGGGTGGCTGGAGCGTGGTCTAGGCGCGCTCTGGGATCGTGCGGTAAAGGGGCCGGCGGCGATCCAGCAACAGGGTGGCGTCGCGCCACCATCAAACATGAACCTTCCGACCGATACCGTGCAGCGTGGCGCGGCGATCAGCACGCGGCTTGCTGGCGATCTCGATCTCAGTGGACCGCAAGCGGCGGGGATCGTCGGCAACCTGCAAGCCGAGTCCGGTCTGAAGGCGGTGCAGGAGGCTAATCCGATCGGCGGCGGGCGCGGCGGCTTCGGGTGGGCGCAATGGACCGGACCGCGCCGGCTTCAGTTCGAGCAATACGCGAAGGAACACAACCTCGATCCGCGCAGTGATGAGGCAAATTACGGTTTCTTGCGGCAAGAATTGAAAGCCCCCGAGAATGCGAAGCTGTTGGAACAGCTACGCGCGCTGAAGGGACCCGACGCCGCCAAGCAGGCCGCCGCCTTGGTCGAGCGGATGTATGAGAGACCCGCCGTCAGCAATGCCGGGGTGCGCGGCAATTACGCCGAACAGATCGCCGCGCGGACGCCCGCCGCACCGCCCGCGCAGGTCGCGCAAGCCGGCGCGCTGCCGGTCCCGCCTGTGCCGCCGGTCGCGGGCGCGCCACCCGCGCCAGCCGTTCCTGCGGCGCCAGCGGTCGCCGCCGCACCGCCCGCCCAGGTCGCGCAAGCCGCGCCGGTCAACGGCGCCGTCGATGTCTCGATTACGCATAAAAATCCACCGCCGAATAGCGCGGTCACCGCGACCGGCTCGGGATCGGTCAACGTCGCGCCGGTTCGCGTCGAGCATCAGGAGATGGCGAGCATATGAGCGGCTTTCTTGGTCCGATTGCCGGCGCGATCTCCGGTGTTAACCGCGTCGTCGGCGCGACCGGCTCGCTGGTCAACGATGTGGCGCGGATCGGCCAGAGCTTCGGCGGCTCGCAGACGCCCGATACGTCGGGCGTGTCCTGGGCTTCCGGTTCGTGGTTCCAGCAGCTTCAACCCGGCTCGTGGCGCGGCGTCGGCTTCGTGCTCGATGCCGGCGATACCGCCGCCGGTCGGCGCGTCGCGATCCACGAGTATCCCTACCGCGACGACGCCTGGGCGGAGGACCTCGGCAAGCTGCCGCGCCGGTTCACGATCCAGGCGTTCATGGTCGGCGATGATTGCTACGCGCAACGCGACGCCATGCTGAAAGCGTGCGAGCAATCCGGCGCGGGAACGCTGGTCCATCCGACGCTCGGCTCGATCCAGTGCGTCCTGCTCGAATTCTCCTGCGCCGACCGGCGCGAGCGCGGTCGCGTCGTCGAGTTGCAGTTCGCCTTCATTCTCGCCGGGGCGGTGTTGTATCCGGCGACCGCGATCGCGACCGGACAGAACGTGCTCGCCGCCGCTGGCGCGCTCAACCTCGCTTCGGCGTCCGATCTCGGCTCGACGCTCCAGAGCATCGGCAACGTCGCCAACGAAGTGACCTCGACGGTCAGCCATTACGCCGGAATCGCGACCGGGATCGTCGGCGACGCAACGCGGATATTCAACAGCGTGCGGGGGCTGACAGGCTTCTATGGGCGGTATGCCACCGGAAGCCGCTCCGTCCTGCAGGACGCGAACGCGACTATCCAGGGCGTGCTGGGCGCCGCGACGACGGCGCGGACCCTGGTCAACAATACCGCCGCGCTGGTCAACACCGCGGCGAGCTTCCTGTGAGCACCGAGACCGACGCTTTCGCCGCCGCCGGGGTCGCTCTGGCGACCGCGCTCGCCGCCTCCGCCAATGATCCGGCCGACGCGATCCGCATGCTGCTTCCGCTCGCCGGCTGGATACCGCCGCCGGTCATCGGCACGAGCCAAGTCGCCGCCAAGAACCAAGCCGCGCTGGACGCGATCGCGAGCAACCTGAGATGTGCCGCTTGCGGGGCCTTGGCGCAGGCTACGCAGGCGTATGGGCCGATCAGCTACCAAGACGCTATGTCGGTCCGCGACGCCGTATGCGGCGCGCTAGACGCCGAAGCGACCAGGGCCGCCGACGCCGGCCGCGACGCGACCTATCAAGCGCTGTCCGAGCTTCGCGCCGCCGTCGCGCTCGATCTCGCGGTGCGCGGCGCCGGTCTCGCGTGGCTGGTCGAGATCGACACCCGCGCGTCGATACCATCGCTCGCCGAAGCCTGGACGCTCTACCAGGACACCACGCGCGAGCCGGGCCTTGTCGCGTCCGCCGATCCGCCGCATCCGCTGTTCATGCCGATCAGCTTCCCGGCGCTGAACGCATGAGCGACGCAAGCGGTGCAATCGCGCACGGCGTCACGACGCACGGTCCGCCGGTCGGATCGACCGATCTGTTGACCCTGACCGTCGGCAATCAGTCGTTGACCGGCTGGCAGCGGGTCTCGGTGACGCGTCCGCTCGCGGCGATCCCGGCGTCGTTCTCGATCGAGGCGACCGAGCGCTATCCCAACGCCGCCGATATCGATCTCAAGCCCGGCCAGCCGTGCACCGTCAAGATTGGCGCCGATCTCGTGCTGACCGGCTATGTCGATCGCTACGCTTCGTCGATCAGCGCCGGCAACCATACGATCCGCATCGAGGGCCGC